TTGTTTGTTTTGCCACGTTCTTATTCCTTTACTTATTATATTTATAATAATTTTTAAGCAGCATCAAAAGTTATATTAGTTTCATCAAAAGTATCTCTATCTTCATCAAAACTATCACTAGATACTTGCCATACTTCTGCTGGTATCGCAAAATTAGTTTTTAATTTAAATGGAAAATCTCCCATTATTACTTGTTCGCCGTCAATATTACTATTTTTTGTTCCTGTCAGTGTTAAAGCGTTTAATTGAGCTATTGTAATTCGATTAGCAAAATGTTCCCCTAATACTAATTTATTAATACTATGTAAAGTAGGACCCGCAACAGGAACACCAAATTTTGTTGTATTACTTCTAATATCCGTTACTTCTTTTATTATTCCACCAGCACCAATTAAAGTTATATGTTGATGTAAAGTGACATCTCTAGTATTTGATGTGAAATGCTCACTAGTTGAATCAGTAAAGTCTGGATCAACACCTAATTGAGGACTAACTCTTAAAGTTGTTCCATCAGTAGTTGTTCCTAATCTTCTTCCAAAGATTGTTGAGAATAATGTATTTAATACAGTTTGTATACCTTCATATTCAACATTAGAATTAATTGTAGTGAATCTTCTTAATCTAGCATCTACTGATGTTTCTATATTAACTTGTCCAGAAAAAAAGAAACCTGATGTGTGTACTGTCTTTTTAAAACTATCTCTCCAATCGGATATTGAACGACCCACTTTAATTACATAAGAGAAGTCTTGGTAATATAAACTATCTTGTATTTTCATTGAGTCATCAGATAAGTGACCATCTTGGTTAATATAAGTACCCGTAGTATCAACAACAGCTCCAATTGACACTGTCGCTGTACCTAAATCATTTTTTTCAACTGTTGCTGTTGCACCACCTGCAGATGTGATTGTTGATTTTTCAGCAAATTGTCCTGTTGGACTAGAAACTTTTAATATACCTGTACCTGATGTATATGAAACAACAGTGGCTGAAACTGCTGTTGATGTTGCATCAATACCTGTAACATTTTCACCAACTTGAAATGTACCTGAAACACCTGAAATAATAATATAACTTGGTAATAATAATGTAGGTGGTGACGGAGATGCTTCATAACCTGAACCTGATTCTACAATCTTCATTCCTAACACTCTACCTATATCTGTACTGTATGCATATACAACTGCACTTGATCCATTTGTATCATCTACTGCAACTGTAGGTAAAGATTGATAATTATTTCCATTTGATATTATTCTAATATCTGTAATATCACCAGTACCACTACCACTCTCTTGTACAACTTTATTACCTGTGTATGGATCGCCTCTTACAGTTTCGTCTTCTAAAACTATATGGTCGTCAACAGTAGATGTTGAAGTTTCTTGTGTAAATCCTCCGTTAACTACTGATACTTTTGCACTGGCATTTCCTCCACCTGTTCCTGTGTTTGTAAATTCTATAGCATCACCAATCTTATAACCAGACCCTGCTGTTGCAATAACAAAATCTGTAATACCACCTCTTCCAACAGAATCTACTTGAATAATTGCTCCATTACCACCACCACTAACTAATATACTATCTCCTTCAGTATATAAATTTCCATCATTAGTTATAGAAATTGTTTTTGGAATACCTGTGATAGTTGCTTTGATAAAAATATCAGATTCATCATTTATTGTACCTCTTACAACTTCACTTATTTGAAAGGTACCTGAAATAGTATCATTGTTTAAAATTAATTCAGATACTTCAGTTGTACCAATTTGAAATTTAAATACATTTTCAACTACTGCTGTGGCTTCTGATGTTTCGCCTGTTATTGTTCTACCTATTAAATTAGTTGTATCACCAACAGTTCCAATTGCTCTTAATATTGTTTTTGTATCCCAAGTACCATCAGATGTTCTTAACATTTGTTCTCTAGGATATATTGTTTCTGAATTTAATCCAAATAATAATCTAAAAAATAATTGGTGTCCTCTATTTGTACCTTTTGCTCGATATAATGATTTAACATTTTTAATTAATTTTCTTTTGTCAACACCATTACTTAATGTTTCTGGTAATGTGTTTAAAAATTCATTTCTAAATTTTGTTAAGAAATTTGATATAGCTTTATCAGGATCTCTAAAATTTAATAACTCTTGTATATTGTTTACTGGATTTGGTTTGTAATTATTAATAATTGCTGTAGCGTTAGAACTAGCGCCCACAACTGTTTCACCATCTATAAACTTATCTTGTGCTGATATAAAAAGTCTATTATTACCTAAATCTTCAGCAAGTACAGTTGTAGTTGCATTTGAAGTTTGACCAGTGATTATTTCGCCTCTAGTAAATTTACCATAAGTAGAACTTTCTAAAATTATTTTATCACCGGCATCTAATTGTGTTCTATCTGTATCTAAACGAGAACCATCTAATATTAATTCATTTTCTTGTGCAGTTTCTGTTTCTAATAAAATACCATCTGTTGTTTGTATAGAAGTAACACCTAACTCTGCTGACTCCATAAACGTATAATACGTTTTTAGAAATTCTAAAAATTTAGGGTGTTGTTCTAATACGAACTCTGGAACCTGTTGATTAATCAGGCTTGATATTTTATCTGTGAACTTTGCCATTAGTAATTAGATGTTGTTGTATATCCAATACCAGCATCAGCAGAACCACCAACAAAAGTATCTGCCTCTACTGTGATAGTTGAGTTTGCTGTATCTATTTCTAAAATCTGATCTCTAACAGGAACTATATCATAAGAATCTGGCTCTACAGTTATTTCAATAACAGTAGATGATGCACCTCGTATATTTTCTACTGACGCAACATTTAAAGAGTTGATTGTGATTTGACCAGTTGTATAATTAACTGTTCCTTGAGTGTTATTTGCATATGTTCTAACAGAACCTACAAAATAATATCTTCTTATATTTCCACTTCCATCATCATCAAGGTAATAAACATTACTATCATTTGGTACTTTAAATCCTGTTGAACTTATAACACCACCAGATGCTGATTTATGTCCAGAGTGTGGATTAAAAATACCATTTCTAAAATAAACATCATATCTTGTAGATGTACTTAATGTTGGAGTAAATGATTTTCTTATAGTTAATTTAGTTACGTTTGATAAGATACTAGTATCTGTATCATCTATTAAACCTGTAACTTTTGAATGTCTAAACACACCATCAAATTTTTGAAGTGTATCTGTGTTGTAATTTGTTAAAGTGGTTGTGACATTTGATTTTATTGTATCTGAAGTTTTTGTAGTTGCTTTTTCATCATACTTTACAACTGTATTAAGTATAAGAGATGTAGTTTCTGGATCAACAATCTCTGGTCTAACAGATGCAACATTAAATTTTTGTAATTGTGTTATAATACTTGTCTTTGTAGTATCTGTAAGTGTAGAACCTGATGCTGCTTTAATGGCAATCTTTACTACACCATAAATTGGTGTTTCATCATCTTCACCACCCCACGCTGAAACTGATAATGCGTTTGGATATATTTCTTGTACAAGTGTTTCATAATCACCTGTTGTAACTGCTCTATCTTGTCTTGCATATTGTAACGGTGCATTATATCGTATTGACTCTTTTGATTGAGCCTCTGCGCCACCTTGAGCACTTGAAACTGTTGTTATAGTAACATCTGTAAATCCACCAACACTTCCTGATAGTGTAAATGCAGAAGCACCATTTGCTTCAGTTTTGTTGGAAACAATGTATTCTAAAATTACAATGTTACCATCATCTAAAGATTTACCAACAATACCATCACCAAAATAAACTTCAAACTTACCATTTTCACCTTCTTGTAAAAAATAGACTTTTGATGTATTATCTAAAGAAGTTAAACCTGTTGCTTTTGTCCAAGTGTTTGTTGTAGTATCAGAAACTGAATTTTGTATTTGTACTTTTAAAGTTGATGTATCAGCAGTTATACTTGGAATAATAAATTTCTGGTCTGGATCAGAAGTATCTACAGTATATTTAAATGTAACTAAAGTACCTTCGTAAATTGGTATACTATGAAACTTGTAAATACCATTTAAAGGTGTCATTGTGTGAGAAGCATTTGTTACAAACTGATAAGTTGTTCCATCTACAGTTGTTGTGAAAGTTGTTCCTTTTGCCATGGTAACTGATGCGCCAGAACCATTGTTTAATAAAACATCAATTGATGCTGTTGGAGACTTAGGTGATGTTGGAGTATAACCTAACATCTTCGCTAATGAAACTATATTTTTTCTGATGTCAGCACTGTCCAAGTACATTTCATTTGCTAACATATTAGCATTGAAACCTAGATAGTGAGTATTATATGCAAGAGTATCTAAAAGAATAGCAAAACCTGAACCTTCAAAATCATAATCTTGGAACTCTGCTTGATTTTGTAAAAATGTTTTTAAGTTTGATTTTATATTATCAAAATCTAATTCTGATACTGAAAGTTTGTTTGATGCCATTGCTATCTAATCCTTTGTAATAGTGTCGTTACAGAAACTGGTTCAGGTATATTCATAACATAAAAATATACAGTAACTTCAATTCCATTTCTATCAGGTTGTTCGTTAACTGAAACCTGTGATAATCTTGCTCTTGGTTCGTAGTTAGTTATAACTTCTTCTACTTTTCTTCTTATGAAAATACCAGTAAGTGGTGTAAAATTTTCAAAAAGTAATTCTCTTATACCACAACCTAATTCTGGATGGAATGGTCTTTCATAATGATTAGTTTGAATTAAATTTTTAACACTTCTTTTTACAGCATTAACATCTTCAATTTTTACAACATCATTTGTAACTACGTTTCTAGTAAAATCTAAATCTAAATCTTTATAAAAAGACCTTACAGATTTTTTACTTTTATTAGTATTTGAAGCGTCATATATTGCCATAACACTAATATTTATACACGATTAACCAGAAAATACATTAGAACTTCCAGTCGCTGCAGCATTAGGTACCCAACTACCGTGACCACCTGTTGCGTCACCTAATCTATGAATTGCTATACTATTTACTCTTACAGTTGAACTACCTGCCACCGCAGGGTCACCACAACTTGTTGTATCACCAACTCTAATTGAAGCAGCGCTGTTTATTTTAACATTAGGAGAACCACCTGTATATGCTGTTTGATGAAAAGGATTAGGAGTAGGACTTTCGTGTCCAACGTGGACATCTAAACCTGATCTAACACATGCTGGCATTATTTTCCTTGTGAGTTGTAAACCTTAAATGATCTTTTACGAGATTTGTTCATAGAACTTTTTTTAACTCTTTTACTAGTACCTTGAGAAGTCTTTTTTGGCATTCTTTCATGCGCTACAAATGATTTCGCTATTTTTGCCATTATCTTCTAGCCTCTCTCGCTGCTTTTAGTGCCGCTTTTCGTTTATCTGCGATTATCGCTTGTCTAATCTTTCTTCCCATAGGAATTTCTACAGATTGACTGATTTGTTTACCTTTTTTACTCACATATTCTACGCTGATAAACCTATCTTTATAATCACCTTGTACAGCTCTAACTGCTTTCTTTAAACTTGTTTGTTCAGTATCTTTTTCATCGCCATTTTCGTTCCAAAATGTAAATTTTCTCATTTTTGCCATTATATTTTATGCTCCATTAAATAAATCTTCGTTATTTGTTGATTTTGTTTTTTCTTTATCGCATCTACAGTGACCACAACACACAATTTTAGTGCCTTTGTCGTATTCTTTTATACAATCGCCACCACAGTGACAGTCGTGTCCGCAATTTTCACAATATTTTGTCATATTTCTATTTATGTTAGTATTTACAACGCACATTTGCGTGTTTTAGATTCGTTTCTGTTAAATTTTCTTTATTTTTCAACGCCGAATCGCCAATTTTCTCTAAATCTGGCCTAATTTTACACGATTTTACGGTACAAGAACAAATGGTGAACAAAAAAAGTAAAAAAGTCAAGTAAATCAACCCTTTTTTAACCAATTTATTTGCTATTTTACCCATTTTTATCTGTACTAATCTATTTATCCTGATATATTAGCTAGTATATGATAAACAAAAACATAAAAACAAATAATATGACGATAGTTAGAAATATCGCATATAAACAAATAGAGAAGATA